GGAACTATGGCTACGGGCTCAATTTTATAAGTCCGCATTCGGTACCGCATACTTTGTGGCATTACTGCAAACCCAGGGTTTGCCTCACACCACAGTAAAAACGGTTTAAGCATTGGGCAGCATGGATTCTGGGTTGCCAAACCTACAACACTTGACCTGAAAACCTGGAAAGCACTTTCCGATCCCCTAGTTTCCGCGGTGAGAGTCATAGTCTCTAAATATTTGAGAGGGTTACCGCAAAAGTAAGGTCCGTTCTTTCCAAGCACCACACGTGCCTGACAGAACTCAACCCCGCTAATGTCGTCAACCCGTTCGACAACAGTTTCCATACCAAGCTTGAGCATGTACTCTTCAATAGGTAATAACTTATCATAATCAGATTTCTCTACTATAATAACGGCATCATCACCATCCAAAAGCACATCTCCCGCAACATCTGAGGCCTCAAGCCAGCTAAAGATGAACCCGGCATTGACTTCACTATTGCCAAGGCCGGTGTTAACATCTCCGCTGCCGCGTTTACCTCGGGCCATATACTTGATGCCGCCTCTGCTTATCCCTCTAGCCTTCAACTGCCAACTAAGCAGCTTAAGGAGTTCGGGATTCCAATTGCGACATCTTTTATAAACCGAGTGTTCAGCAACTATAAGCTTGTGATGCATGTGCGCATCAAACCTAGCGTGGTCAAGGTTTACGAATACAGGATCCGCATAACCATCAGCCATCCTAAGCAGAAGCACCGCACGCTCATCAAGAGACCTACCCTTAGCCATAAAGGGCAAGCCTGACTTATTCCTGCCAACGCAGCTCATAAGGCGGTGTTCAATATTACGGAGATGACGGGACAAAGCAGCATTATACACAACAGTACGATACTGAATTCCCCTATCCTCTTTACCCGCCAATTTATCCACCTCATAAAACTCAAGCTTTTGCATCTCAGTCAACCTGGCTTGCTTACGTTCAACACCCTCACGATAATACTGATTCAACCCATCACGCATTCGTTTCCGAATTCGCCCAAACTTGCCTTCCAATACCTGTGTATTGGTGGCAATAGGCACGTAACCGATTTCATCAGCCAAGAGGCGAAGTTGCTTCTTAAACCCATGCCACTCAGGACACCACATGTCGGGTTCAGGGGTCTCAAAGAGATGCCGATTATGAAGCGTTCTAAGCTCCTGATCAACAGTATGTGCATGAAGCCCATACCCTCTAATCCCTAACGCACGCGTGACCAAAGATGGACCTAAGGCTATCATTTTACACCCAACCCGTTTCGTAACGACCCTATCGTTCGGCACATACAGGATCCTACATCCTGATGCTAAAGGTTTAAAAGGTGCAACACAATAACCAATGGGCACGTTTAGTTTAACTGTTGGGCCGCGACGAGTTCACCGACGGCATCAACCAACGCTTCGTTGATAATGTCGACTTTGACCTCTTCCTCAGCACCATCAGCTATTTGCTTAAACGCTTCATCAACTTCCTCCGAACTTGGCACCCTCTGTTCATTAGCTAGAATAGCCCCTTGAACGACGGTGTATCCGGGTTCCAACTTAACTCCACCCTTCAGCGAGAAACTGATTCCTGGCTTAGTTACTTTTTCCACTGCAAACCGGTTCATAGCTTGATCCAGTTTCTTATCAGCGGTCTTGAACAACAACAGCGCAGGATCACGCAACATACTTCTGTATTCGCTCGAAGTGAGCCACTTCCACCAACTAACAGTCGGTGGCTTGTGATCTCGCCAAGCAGCAACAGTTTCCTTCGCGTACTTCCCGTGTGCGGACTGCCTGACTATGCGTTCGATATCCTGCATCTGAAGTGCTTCACTGATAGCCACGGCTGTCAGCAAATCCCTCTCAGCGCTCGTATACCCGAAAGTTACATAGTCGAAACTATCCCACCACTTATTAGCAAGCCTGTTACACCACAAAGGACTGTGCGAATCCCTAGCAGTATAAGCTACAGCGTTGACTAAGTAAGCCTTAAGCTCCTCTGCGACCAACTTGCGATCCGAAGGCAAAGCCTTCTTCTGCAATCTAATCTTCTCATCCTTGCTCACGGGTTTAAGTGGGTCAAGACGATCAAAGGGGCCCTGAGTGCGTTGTGGTTCAGCTTTCATAGCTATGGGTCGTAGCACATCCTTTGATTTGCTATTCCTCACGGCCATGTCAGGTCTGTCCCTCTCCACACCACTTGGCAACACTTCATCACAAGCTGCAACGGCCATACGGTTGACACTTGCTTCAAGTTGAGGCCCAACAATGTTGGCTCGAACGATAGCTGGAATGTCTACTTTAGGCTCTTTGGCTTTACGCTCTTTCGCACCCTGAACTGGCACAGCGTGAACACCACAACTCAATGTCGGCATCCACCCTGAAAAGTCACCAACCATTGGCACCTCAACCGATTTTGGTTTCTGCTTCTTGACAACAACAATGGGAACCTTGTTCTCATCGTTAGCCTTTGCTGCTTCAACCTCAACCTGGTTAGCCGGAGCTGCCCAAGCTGACAAATCAGCCAATTTGCCGCCATACTTGAGTCTAAGGTAATCGGCGAGTAACTTCTGCTCATGTTTGGCTAAGCGGTCAAAAAGAACGCTAACCGCAGTACGAACGAAAGAATAATCACCAATATCCCCGACCACGTTAGGCTTAGGTTTTGGTTTCTCCTGTTGCTGCACTGGCTTCTGTTTCACAACCTTTGGTGCGGGGCCAACGGGAATTGGCTCCACAACCACGGGTGGCACAACAGCCCATTTGGATGGAACAATGGGTGCCGGCACAAACTCAACTACCTTCTTAGGCGCTACT